CCCATCCCGAACTTCTTCCCATTCCTGGTCATAGCCCACCAAGTGGGGGAAGGAATGAAGATAGTATACCCCAAGGTTGGAATGACATACTTCGCAGAAATGGAGTTCATGGTGTTAACAAGTACCAATGGAGGATTCTGCAACCCCATTCCAATTACGCCAGCCATTGTAGGCCTCCTATAAACTTACTGCTTACTGTAGAATACTGTCTACGTTACTCCAGATGTCCTTATCCTTACTAGCAGCGGCAAAGGCATCATCCAGGCTCTTAAAGGCCTGAGGAGCCTTGCCGGTGCGGTTATGGACATCCAAGCCAAACCCCCCTGATGCTGGGGTTGGGACGAAAATCTCTCCAGAGGGAGCGGGCTCACCCTTCAATCTGGCTTCTAATTGTTCCACACTGATACCAAAGCTGTCGGCTAGCTTCTTATGCTCTGCCTTGACTGCATCGGCTAGCTTGGCGGCTTCAGTCTCCCCAGCACTCAACCGTTTGAACGCTTCCTTGATATTGGGGGTAGAATCAGAGGCCATCAGGTTGGAACGAACAGCTTCCTGGATAAGGGAGGCGAGAGGATACTTCTCCTGCTTCTCTAGCGGGACTAGACGGTCATATCTATCTTCCAGGACACCGTTAAGGTAGTTGGTCGCCATCCGCTTATTGACTTCCTGAAGGGCAGCGGTATCGGCTATGGCCTTCTCAGCCTGCTTATTGACAGCCTTCATCACCTGGACAATGGGACCGAGGAGGTTATCCTGCTCCAGGCGGCTGAGGGCAGCGAAGGGGTCATTCCCAGCAGCGGGGATACCAGCCTGACCGAAGAAGGCGTTTACTGCAGGGTCATTGACCCTACCGGCTCTAAGGGCTTCCACAGCAGATTGCATCTTGGTATAGAGATCAGCTAGGTTCGTTTGCTGGTTACGGAACTCAGATACCTTGGACTCGAAAGCAGCTTGATCAGACTTTAGCTTAGTGTCAGCTTTGATGATCTCATTCTGACGGTCAGAATCGACACTTCTTAGCTGGCCTAATGTTACGGTAGCTCCATTGCCCATATTCCAGACTAAATTGTCTGGATACTGGGTCTTATCAGCTAATACTTCTTTCAAACCGGGCATAGCTTCTCCTTAGAATTGACCTACACCGGGAACACCAGTTGGGGCCGGGTTAGGGCCTCCTGCGCCTGGGGCACCCATAGCTGCGCTGCTATTGATAGGAGGTGAGGCTACCTGCAGGGTACTGGCAGATTGGCTGGCCTCTTTAATAGCAGCATTTAGACTACCTATAATCTTGGCTAGATGAGCGGCAACACCGGGGTTAGAGGCCATTGTGGCACTCATAATCTCGGAGACCATCATCTTAACATTATGGATGTTCCTAGCTAGAGCGGCTGGGTCTGCCTGACGTTGGGAAGATAGTTCCCTTCCGAAGGCAGCTGACTGCATCATATCAGAGGGGGTGGAGGCTGGTCCTGTCCCTGGTCCACCTGGGGGTCCGCCACCCATCATGGGAGGTCCGCCCATAGGAGGTCCACCAGGAGCAGGGCCTGCACCCCCTCCACCTGAGGCAGCAGCAAGACGTTGCAATAGCATGGGGGCTATCGCAGACATTAACGGATTGGCTCCAGCGGCCATTTTAGTCTCTAGTACGCTCCCCCACGCTTCCCTCTACCCTTGGAGTCCTCGGGGAGAAGGCCAAGTGGATCGGGTGGGTCAAAATACTCACGGTCCCCGTCCGCTCCAAGCAGGCCAACGTTCTCAGGGGCGTCAGGGTTACCACCACCCCGGCCCTGGTAGGTAAGGGGGCTCAGCACTTCAAGGAGCTTATCCCCTACGTCAAAGCCCTTCTCTGCGGTGTCCTTACTGACCTTTGATTCAGCTGTCGGCTTTCCCATTTCATTCTCCTTTGCTGCTACTCTCGCCACCTATCCCTAGTTCAGGGTTAGAGATAGGAGACTTACTCCTTACTGTTACTTCTTACCGCCCCGTGAATGATGCCTGCCGCCGTGATGACGGCCCCCATGCTTGCCACCATGTTTAGCGAGGGGCATACCATGCTTGCCAGCTTCCTTGGCCTCCCTCACACCCTCTTCTTTGTGATGCTTAGCCATCGCCTTATCCTCCAGTCTCTCTTCGGCGGGAGTCTCCTTGCCTTCGAATGCCCTAGCCATGCCATTGCTCCGACTTACCGACTAACTCTGGGTCAGGCCTGGGGTTCCTGGAATCGCCATAGCGTTCGATCATGGTTTGGGCTTGGCGTTCCAGGTACTCAGCTACTTTCCTTTCCCCATCTGGAGTATCGAACATATCCCAGATGTAGGGGACTGGGACCTCAAAATCAGCCTTTACTCCGTCCAGGGCCATTTCTACTTCATACCACTCCCCTCTCTTATAGAAGCGGAGGAGTTCAGCAGATGGAGAGAGACCCTTCATACCCTCACAGGATGAATCGTGGGGGAATAGAGGGGGGTATGTCAAGAGGAACCTTATTGAGGATTGCGTCGTGACTCATATCCTCCCTGGGAATGTGGACCCAGTAGCCTCTATACCACCCTTTATAGTTGATTTGGATGACTTGACAGCCTCTCTTCTCTAGAAAGCCGCTCTTGCACCAGTATTGAATAGTGCGGAGAGGCCGTTTCAGGCGGTAGGCGATGAAGGGAGTGCTATACCAGTCTTTTTTAGCGAACGATACTGGGATAGGAGACAAGCTATCTCCTCTTAGCCTTGTTAAGGGCGGCTAGTGCCATCTCTCTGGAGGTACGTTCGGCTATGTTCTTAGCGTCGGGTACGCCAAGGGCTTCAAGGAGGGTTTGAGTATCTATACTTCCTGTTTCCTTTAGCATGGGGGCCATCTGGCGCATGGCCGCTTGGCTGATTGGGAGAAGGGAGATTGGATCAATGTGAAGTTTGACATTCATATTGGCCCCACCGTAATAGGGTTTCCAGGTTACGGTGGAGAAGCCACCTTCTAGAGTGGCATAGGCTCGTTCCTTTTGATAGTGGGTAGCCATCATATTATAGATAAGGTTGGCTAGTTCGGTTAGGGAATGGGCTAGGAGTCTAGCCCTGCAGCGGGTTAGGGCCTTGGACTGGAAGATGGAGGCTTCGTAGAGTTCAGCGGATAGGTTACCTGCTCCAGGTTGACCTTCTCTACTAGGGTTGAATCCCTGGAGTTCCTTCTGAGTAGAGAGCATCCACTGGATGAGTTTCATAACTGACTCTTGAATAGCGTTGGGAGTGACAAACTCGGGGAGTTTCCCCTGTTGAGCGTTATATTCCACTACTTCAGCAGGTAGACCAAGGAAGGCGTTAGTGTCGATGCCGCTGTTTGAATCTATGAACCATATACCATTGTTTAGGCGGACTATGTTCTCAAATATTTGGGTTAGGGTTCTTTCAGCTAGGGCCTGGAGGTCCTTTGAGAAGCGGGTGGGAGGAGGGGGGTAGAAGCCTTTAATGGGAGGGAGGCCATAGATGACTATGAAGGGATATTGATTACCAGGAGTGGGGTTGGCACCGTCTGCGACTACTCTGACTGTCCTGCCAGAGGCACAGACTATCAACCTCTTATTAGGGTATTTAAGTCTGCGGGTGAGTTGTCCAGTGTTATCAGTCCTTTGAGCCTTGTCTACTATATTTCTAACGTTTGAACCAGCTAGTTCCTCTACTAACTCTACAGTCCTATCTTCTATGTAGAGGTAGCGCATACGGAGTTTACCGTCTGACTCTACCCCCTCGCTTTCCACTGGGCCGTCGAACTGGCGCATTGGACCTTCAGGGAAGCGAATCTTAGGGGGGAGAGTACCTACTGATGCGGGGGACTGTCTAGCACCTATACCAGGGTTCATGGCCTCAACTGGGATTCCTCTCCCTGTTTCAGGGTAGTAGTATTCTACTTGGTCAGGGTAGAGCCTATTTTCGTGAATCATGTAGGTAGCGTCGTGTCGGCAAGTAGCACCTGGGTCTATGTCCAGCTGGTCTGGAGCAACATGGCGGCACCATAGGCTTCCAAAGCCAAGGTCCATAAAGGGATCGTAGCCAACCTGCAGGAAGCCTAATCCCGCTAATTGACCCCATAATGAACCAAACATTGTATGGTGGTTTACCCATAAATTGCGCCACTCTTCTTGGAAGGCCCTACTTCTATCAGTGTCTACAGAACCGTCAGATTTGTTATAGATGTAGACTTTAGGGGAGATGTCGGTTAGTTCGGTGGCTTCTTCTATACTTAGTACCTGGAGTTGGGGGACTTTAACCTGTGGGCGGAATGAAGGGACCTTCCCTACTACCCCTTCACATGAGTAGAACTTCCTGGCATTCTCAGCCCAATCTTCCCCGTAGAAGTCATCACGGCTATCTCTACTGAGTCTCTGGAGTTCATCGATGCATCTAGCTCTAGGGTCAAGATTGTAATTAGGAGACGCCTTGCGTTCCGTCCGTATCACTAGTGGCATGGGCAGTCTCCTCTACCTGCATTGTATCATGCGTGTCAATACTATCCTGTACAGTTTGATCAGTAAGCAGTTCCTGGCTACCACTAAGGTACTCCCGAAGGAGTTCCTCGTTACTTTTTCCAGCTTGGACGGTGGAACCTTTAATTTCCTTCTCTATGTCGGCTACTAGATTGAGGAGGTCCTTTAGAGGGATGATGACAGGGACCAGGTAGGGCATGGCGTTCATAAGGTCAGTTTGCAATTGTCTCCAAGCACCCAGCTTACCTACTGCCCTGGCTATGTTGAACCTATCAGCTAGGACTTGTAGAATGTTTCCATTCTTCGCGTTGTGGAAGGGGTTGTCTGGTTGAGCTTCTCCACTTGAGGCTGGTAGCCCTCTAGCTCCTTCATTACCTCCGCTTGACGGCGGCGGGTCTCCTCCTCTGCTAGAGATTCGTCCGTTATCCTTGTCACCCTGGCCTTGGTCCCCTGGCTGGCTGGCTGATTGGTTGGAGAGGATGGCTCTGTCCAGGCCTTGGCGATCAGATCGTCCCTGGTCACCGGCTTCTGGATTGGGATCGGGGATGAGGACGGGACCGTTATAAGGGGATTCAGCCATGTCTGGTTACCTTCAATTCTATAGATTGTGCTTCCCTTGGGGACGTAAGAGAGGATGAGTTCCTTCTTCTCACTGTCGAAGTGGACAGCCATCCCTTCACCCTCATCCTCAGCAATCAAGTCGGTGACAGGGACAGCTATCCTACCACCATTTCTTTTTATTAGTAGAGTTAGGAGTTTGGTTAAGTAGCTAGTCTTATTATCAGTCATTA